CCATTCTTCAAGTAAATTGGCAATAGCATTACGTCTTTGTATATCATTTTCGGTAATTGTAGATGGCTTACCATCTAATGCAAACAACTCTTTAAAGTGTACTATGTAATACTTGCCCTGCTTATGCAGAATATGGCAAGATTGATACAGTACCTTTTCTTTTCTTGATGATACTCCAATTCGTGTTAGAGTTTCTCGTACTTTTAAAAAGTCGTCCTCTTCTACAAGAACGACTTCAACAAACTTAGATAGATCCACCATGTCATTTTCCTAATCCACCCCTCTGGGTTTTTTCTTTTATTTGTTGGATTTGTTCTTTGCTGAGTAGTCTCAAAGCCTCACGTGCTTTGGAATCGGACAGGCCATAGACCAGTTTGACACATTCCAAATCATCGTTTTTTTCAGCCTTAGCCCACTTCGCAAACGGTCTTTTCATAGACCTGACAGTATTTAGTAAATAGTCGAATTGTAGCTTCTTCTCAAGATAGTGCCTACTATTCATCTCGTTTGCAAAAGCCAGACAGTCTTTGTGTTGAGACAAAGCACGATTGACTAGAAAAGGCGCATAGTCTTTCTCAGTTATATCATCTACAATCAGTTGCTTCTTAGTCTGTAGAATAGCTGTGGCATAGTCGAATGGGTTGCTCATACCAGAAACTTCTCCAAATTACCATAAGCAATAGATTCTATTTGTCTTTTAGAAATAGAGGTCTCTTTTTGACTTCTATGTTTTTGCTTATTCTCATCAATGTTCATCAGAGGCAAATCATCAAATCTTTGGGCATAACAGTAAATGAATTCCGACTCAACCAAACTCAAATGGGCTCTTATCAAATAATCTTTGGTAACTGGTCCAGGCACACAAATATTAGTATAGATTTTCTTGTCGGGATTTAAAGAAGGTAAAAAGTGTTCTTTAAAAAGTTCATATTTTTTTTCTAAATGCTTCTCTCTATCATTTCTAAACTGAGAAAAGTGTTGATTCATTCTTTTTGCAAAGAGTGTATAATACATACCTCTTTTTTTCTTTTTATCTTTTTGATCATAAATTAGTGAATTGCTATTTTCCGCACCACCAGATAAACCAATATAAAAAGTCTCTTCAAGTTCATAGGGCAAGATTTTAATATCAGGTTTTTTGCTCAAAAAAGCAAAAGAATAAACTGCACCAAACACTGAGTTCTGTACCCTCTTCAACTCTTCTCTATCAAACCATCCTAAAGAATTTCCACCACCATGATGTAAATACATTTCAAACTCCTATTTGAACTCCACATTAGCCATAATCTCTGTCAAACAAGCAACAAGATTGATTTCGTGATCGGCAACAAAGGCTTGCTTATACTGATAGTCAGCAAGAATTAGAACTGCTTGTGGTATACTCTGAGGCTTTACAATGTCATACAAAGCATCATAGAGTTTGCGAAAGAATGTCGTGTTATCAATTTCCGACGTTGCTGCCCATTTACGGACGGACGTAAAGTCTTTTTCTTTCAGATGTTTGACAATCTGTGTTAGAGAAATATCACCAATCTGAGAGAGGATGCCTACATCAATCTTGCCGAGTTTGGAATAGCGTTGAAGTTCATTGATAACACGACGAAAATCTGGAAAGTGTTTCTTGACTACTTCAGCAATTACCTTTTCGTCAAACTCCACTTTCTCTGTATTGAGTATGTGTGTGATGCGTTTGAAAAACGCAGAAGCCATTTGTGCTTTTTCACCATTCTTCAAACCAAATTCAATCACCGCACAACGACTGTGTAGTGGATCAATGATTTTGTTTTTGTAGTTACAGGTAAAAATGAAAGAACAGTTTGCAGCAAACTCTTCAATCGCATTACGCAAAATTGCTTGTGCGTTTGGTGTTAGATAATCTGCTTCATCTAGAATGATGACTTTGCGGCCACCAGACAGTGAAACGGATGATGCATAGTTTTTGATTTTGACACGAATTGTATCGACACCATTCTCATCAGAACCATTGATTACCATGTAGTCGCAACCGATCTCGTTGCACATGGCTTTGGCGATTGTCGTCTTGCCTACGCCCGCTCCACCAGCCAGAAGAAGATTTGGTATCTCCTTCTGGTTCACGTACTGTTGGAATACTGCTTTCAAACGTTCTGGTAGAATACAATCTTCCACTGTTCGTGGTCGATACTTTTCTGTCCACAGAAGATGTTCCATGGTAACCTTTCACAAAAATCATAATGTAGTATATTATATCAGTCAGCGTTCAATGCTGCAAGCACTTCAAGATATGGTTCTTTAACTTGCCAATCAATATTATTGACACCGTAAATAACTGTTCTTGGTTGCAATTGTGCATTTGTGTCCGGTTGAATCAACTCAAAGACTGATGCAACAATGTCTTTGTTAATAGCAATCGAATCACCATCGTGATTTAATGAAGCATTTGTAAAAACAACAAATTTACCCATGATTAACCTTTCTCATATTTTGAACCAGCTTCAGTAGCGATCCAATACTGAATGCTCATTGATTTGTGTTTGAAGTGTGCAATGCCTTTTGAAGAGATAGTCACTGAATATGCACCAGCAAGCATCTTCAAATTCTCTGTTTTGAACAGCATCTTATACTTGTCACCATTACTCTTTGATACTTCAAGAGACTCTGTGTGTGCTGCATCATTCTGCAAATCAAATGCAGTTACGGAGACTTTACTGCCATCAGATTCAATAGCAATGTGTGGTGAAGAAAGAACATTGGCTGCACGAAGAATCCAATCAAAGTCTTCAGCACTCAAATCAAATTTGATTTCTGGATTGCTGAGTTCAAGATTCTTGTCTGGTGCAGCAACAATCATGCTTGATGCACAGAAACGATACTTGATTTTGCTACGACCTTGTAGACCAGAGATAAGAACATTTGCCTCATCAAAGTCAATGACTGGCTCTTCTTTGTGTAGAGAAAGAACAGACAAAAAATTGTTCAGATCATAAACACCAAACTCTTTTGGAATTTCTTCAGAGACAACAGCCTCGGCAAGAATATTCTTATGAGTTGAGATAGTACGAATTGTTTTGCCTGGTTTGAACAGAATGCCTTGATTGATGCTGGCAAAGTTTTTCAACACAGATAGTGTTTCATTTGAAAGTTTCATAATTTATTTCCTCGTCAAATCATGGTTGTGTAAAGCCATTATAGCATAATGTACAACTTTCATCAAGTCATCACGATTGTAACCATTCTTTTTACCGTAACGTTGTGCGTATTTGATGATGTTACCAATAAAGAATCCTTCACCGTGCCCACAGTCAATGATGAATTCGGAGGTTTGAAATTTGTTTAGGGAATAGTGTTGACCGTATGTCTTATCGACGTAATCTTTTAACTCTTTAAGAATACGGTCTTCACTGTACTTGTAGTCGATCACAATCTACCAGTATACTGAGCAACAGCGGGCATGTTGCCAGTAAATGCGTATGTACCAATATGCTGTGTTCGCATCCAAGGACACAACCAAACCTGTCCACCAATCTTGCGCCACATCTGACAGAACATATAGTCTTCTGATAGATAACGTTCAGAGCCACCACCAACACATGAATCAACAGTATCAATCACAGTATCAAAGTATGCATGAATATAGCGTGAGCCATCGAAGTGTGCTTGACCAATGTGATCGGGTTTGTATTTGATTTGAGGATATGCCTCTTTCATCTTATCGAACACACCACGTTTGATCATCATGTGACCTGTACCAATTTCCATTACTTCTAATGGATCAGATACTTGAAATTGTGATGTACCTTTTACCACATTGAACACATACTCACCAACAAGATTCTCAAGTTCTTTTGGATTTAGATCAGGATGGCGACGAGCAGTTTCAGCAATGTTGCCCCAGTTGATTGACTTCTTTGGATACGGACCACCGATAACATCTTTATCAAGTGCCATTAGTGCTACGATATCATTCGGATCAAAGTGAATGTCCGAATCGATAAACATCATGTGTGTAAAATCTGTGCGTAGAAATTCATCTACTAGGTAATTTCTTGCTCTTGTAATGAGAGATTCGTTGAAGAGGAATGAAAACTTTGTTTCAATGCCATAACGAATCATAACGGTTTGAAGATCAAGACATGACTTCATATATAAACCGTGATTCATTCCACCATACATTGGCGTGGCAACGAACAGTTTATTTTTTCTTAGTTGTTCAATATCGACTTGTATTTGCATAATCTATCCATAAAAAAGAGTGAGAACACATAATATATATGCTCTCACTCCGCCAGTTTTTAGCCCAATTTAGGCAAACGCTTGACCACCTAGAACTGCGTGGGCGGCAGCAATCATTTTCTTGGTTGGCTTACCAAGTTTGTAGTAAGTGATGCGACGACCATCAGCAAGAGTTTTCTTGTTGGTATAGATGCAGTAACCCTCTGCACGAAGTTCTTCAATGCGGGCACCAACGTTTACGATACCAAAACGGGCACGTGCTTGTGCAGCAGTCAAAGTATTGTAAGGACCATCCTTAGAAAGGAACTTTAGAATTTTCTCTTTAGCAGACATTCAATTTACTCCATAAAAATTAGTCGCACGAAAAATAAAAAGTAGAGGCGACTTTTCTCTACATACTGTATATTATACAAAAAAAGAGAGAGTGTGTCAACACTCTCTCTGGCAAAAGTGAAAGATTACCTTAGAACGGATGTTCGTCAGAAGTTGTTACTGGTTCGGCCTGTTCAGTTGCCGCTGGTTCATTGGGATCAATACCAGCATCAATTTTAGTGTACAGATCAATGAAGGTAATCTTAGTATCGGCATCAAAACGATTCAAGCAATACTCAATTGCCTTTTTCTTATCACCGTAGATACCGAAAGTTTTGACAATATGTACCAGACGGCGGGTCGAAATAACTTCATCGCAACCACCATCGGCAAATGTATTACGAATCGTATTTGCCCAAGTAACTAGATTCTTGGCGAATACATCATCAGAACGACCAACCGAATCAAGTTCTTTGTTTACAATCTTCTCTTCAATACGTGCAGGTGGAAACTCTTGTTCCATTGTATTTGGGAAACGTTCAAGAAACGCTTCATTCAATACATTGGTAAACATATAGCGACCATCTTCTGAGCCTTTACCTTTTGTGTTAGCAGTAGCAAACACAGTAAAGCCAGGTGCAGGTACAACTAGTTCATTCTTTTTCTTTAGCAAGAATGGCTTACCCTCAAGTACCCGTTGCAAGCAGGAAAGATTCTGAGCGCCGTAATCAATCTCATCAATACAGAGTACAGCACCTTGACGGGCAGCAACAGTCACAGGACCGTCACGCCATTCCATCTGACCATTGATCAAAACATAGTTACCAAGCAAGTCACCCTCATCAGAATCGGGTGTCATTGATACGCAAACGAATTTGCGTTTTGCTTTGGCGCAAGCCTGTTCGATACTCATGGTCTTACCGTTACCAGACTGACCAGTGATGAACACAGGAAAGAATTGTTTTGATTTCACAATTGACAACACATCATCAAAGTTGCCAAAAGGAACATAGTTGTCATATTGAGAAGGAACCAGATTCTCAAGTTCAAGATCAGTTGTCACATTAGCAATGCGACTGCCTTGTACGGGTTCGGGTTTTGACATAGGGATTACCTGTGCTGAGAGTTCAATAGCGGGCTGTGGAGCCGTCTGAACGCCAGCAGCGGGTACTTTATACAGACCCCGACTAATTTTGTTAGACTCATCTTTGATGAACCATTGCGGAGTTGATATGCCTAGTTTTTTAGCAACATTACGTACCTCTGTACGGGTTAGCGTAGATTTTTTTGTTGCCAAAAGAGCATCAATAAAAGCTTGTCGTTTGTCAGAACGAGTTGTCATAATATAAATTCTCCATCACTATAGGAACTACTATTATAAAAGGATACCGCCACTTTGTCAAGTAGCGGTATGTTATCAAACTGCTATCATACCGATGAAACGTGATACCAGAACACGATTGACTTGGCGATTCTTAGTATACTTGCCGAATGCTTTAGTCAAAGTTGCCGTGGTAACTTTTGTTGGTGCCTCAAAGTCTTCATCTTCAATACTCAAATCACCACCACCCGGTAGAATAAAGAATGATTCGTAACCAGGGTTTCTTGATTCGAGAAACTTATCTTTGCGAATCAGTTTGATATACTTGGCATAGGTTTCTTTGATTTGAAGATAATTCTCACGTGGTGCTTTACGCAGTTCATCAAGTTCAGCATTGAACAAACGGCGGCGAACAGCATTTTTCATATTGTAGTTGGGCGACAAATAGAAGCCGATGATTTTCACACCAGTTGTTTTTGTCAACCAATTACTGATAGCAATACGAACACCATCATCACCTTCAGGCACCTCTTGTTGAATTTTGTTTTTCTTATCAGTCAGAAAAACATTGTGATAGTTTGCATTGAAAAAAGTTCGATTGCTCGAAATGCTTGCACTCTCATTCAGATTGTGATACGAATTGATATCATCAGCATCACCATCATGAACCACACACAAGTTTACAATATCAAGATTGTTCACAGTGCGGAACTCTTTGATGATCGATTGACAAGCAATCATTGCCTCTGTCAACGGTGTGTTGGACAGTGAATCTGAAGTTGGTCGATAAAAACTTGAACCTCTAGAATAACGACCACCAGACCATGCATTCATGAGACACAGAATATTCTTTGTTGCTTTAGAAAATTCTGAGTTACTCATTTTAGAATTGATCATCTCACGTAGATACACCGAAGACAAGTGCATCTCACGATTGTTTTCAGAGAAACAACCATAAGATTTACCCGCACCAGGTTCTTCACCACGAAAATCGATCATTTCACGAACATGATCAGCATTGCCAAAACCGTACGCCGAAAACGGTATGTTTACTTTGCGGCAGAAGGTAGCCAACACAAGTATCTGTTCATATGATGCACCAAGATTCTCAGACATTGAACCAGACTTATCAAGCAACAGAATCAAGCCATGTGATTTGCCTTTAGGCACACGCATAACTTTTTTGAAAATGCTATCATCAATCTGATATTTGAAGACACGGCTTACATCAATGTCACCAGTTGACGATGTTTTCGCTTTAGAAAACTTATCGGCAGCCTTACGCATCTCAAACTCTTTTGCCAACAATGAAATGAATCGTTCGTTCTTACGGCGAAAATCATTGTACAGAGTATTGGCAAGAGTTTGATAGTCAGAAGGTCGCTGTTTCGAAAACTCTTCAGTCAGAACTTCTTGCACACGTTTTGCTGGTGTAACAATCTTTGCAAGATTCGGTTTAGGTATATCAATGTAAATATACTCACGTGCATGTTTCGCAATGAGTTTACTTTCATTGTTGCGAAAGTTTTCATCAGTCTCACACCGTGGTTCAGAACTTTGATCCTCACGTACACTCTGAGATTCTTTGGTGCGATTTACACCATCTTTGTCTTCACCTTCACCATCACCTTCTTCATCAGCCTCTTCATCACCACTTGCCGATGATTCTTGCTCTTGATCACCATCTTCACCTTTGGCTTTGGTCTTAGATTTTTGTTCACCTTGACCATCAGTCTCAGCATCGCCTTCATTTGAGCCTGGTTCTGTTTCGTAATCGTCATCACCCTCATCATACTCAAAGTTATCTTGAGGTGTGTTAGTCTGAGACTGTTCTTCTTTTGAATAGTCCCAAATCTCATTTGTAACTTTGAGAACATCATCCCAAGTTTCGCAAGCCTGAACACGATCAACAAATTCCTGTTCTTTTGCATTGAACTGAATGTCCAAAGAATAACTAGACTTTGTGTAGATATTCAAACGATCAATGAATGGTAGTGCATTGACACTACGACCAGACAGACCAAAAAAGTCTTTGGCCATGAGTTCATTGAAGCCGTTCACAAACGAACGGCGCAGACCAGGGTAACGGCGCTTCTGTCGTTTTTCGATACGTGCATCTTCAACTACATTCAAAAAGCCTTTGTAGTTTAGACCACGATCATGTACAGCACCATGCCAGCCATCGGCAGGTGTGTCAATGGCATGACCAACTTCATGACCCATTAGCAAATCATAAAGATCGCCCGACATTTGTTCCCAAATGGGACAAGTTAGAACACGGTTTTTAGGATCAAACGATGCCGTTGGTACTTTGGCATGTTGAACAATAAGATTCTCGGTTGCCATGAGTTTGGCAAGACCGGACTTTTGATTTTGAATGTTGCTCATTCGATAACCTCGACTGTCACTGAACATACATTATACATGGGATACTGGGGTTTGTCAAGTGTTGCGGAATTGACATCTTTGTATCCCTCTTATATATCAGAGGTATATTGTATCGTGAAACAACTACTTTGTCAAGTGTTTACTTTATGGCAACAAATGCGGTAAAGCTATGGTTTTGCCAGAAGGAATCGATACGATCAAACGAAAACCCTGCCGTGCCACATTTATTGATGAGTTCTTTTCGGGTATTCAACTTCATCATGTGACGTAATTGTTTTTCTTTATTGAGTATGTCATCTGAGGTAAAGTGTTCACGTTTGTAATCGTAGTAGGTAAACGTTCTTATGTCTTGTATCTTAGAACATTCTGCAATTGTTTTTTCAGCAAAGATAAAAGCACCACCAGGATTCAAGCCATCATAAATTTGTTTGATGATTGCGGTTCTTTCTTTTTCTTGTATGAACTGTAAGGTAAAAATTGATGTTATCAAACTACAGTTTTCAAACTTAAAGTCACGAACATCTCCACGATGATAAGACAAATATTGAAATTGCTTTTCATCAGCATCATATGTGTCAAAAAAATCTTCTTCTACTTCAATACCAACATAGTTGGCACGTGGTGCAAAAGTGTTTTGGTCGATCATTGCCTTAAGCAACTTACCTGTAGAGCAACCAATGTCAACAACATTTGTATCATCTTCAACAAAGTATTCAGAATACTTCAACACATCATTCCAAAGATTTGTGTAACCACGAATAGAATGTTCTATGTGATTGTCAAAGCCTTCTTCTCTTTGTGCAAACGTAAACTTAGTCATAACGATTCCTTGTATGGTTTCAGAATGTTTTCATACACGTGTGATGACAATGCAGCCATCATCTTAGGTGCAACCATTCTACCCAATCTTTCTGCTTGCTGATCGAACTTACCCGTTAGTACATAGTCATCAGGAATGCTCATCAGTATCTTCAATTCTTTGATAGTCAACTTACGATTCTTTGCATAATGAAAAACGCCACTCACACCTTTCTGTTGACCTGCTTGTGTCAAAGTCGGTGATGGTAAATTGATTGCTGGTCGAATCATATTAAAGCATGAACCTTTTGGATTCTTGTCACGAAACTCTGGATCAGATGGCTTCGTATGCTTTGTTGGATTGAACGGTAACAGTTCAATAAATTTCTTTTGGAAAGAACCTTCAACAAAGTCAAGCAACTCTTTTTCTTCGTCGGGATCATTCACAACATTATCAATGGCAGTCTTAATGCTAATGTGTTTTGGTGTTGAGGGAATTGGAAAAGTCATTGTGTTCATGTTCAAAAAGTTTAATCCAACCTTGTCAGCAACATCTTGACGAACACAAACAAAGAACAATCTTTCACGTGCTTGCGGTACACCGTAATCAGCAGCGTTCAATACATGATGCGTGACCAAATAACCAGGCTCAATCTTTTCAAATTCATTTTGAAATTGATGTAGTTTATCTCTTGCTTTACCCATCGTGATGCCTTTGACATTTTCAGCAATGATTACTTTGGGCTTAATGTCTTTAGCAATACGAATGAACTCAAGAAACAAATCTTCAATTGCTTCAACTACTTGATCGTCAGAATATTTTTTGACACCATCTTTGACTTCATAGCCACCAACAGTAACCATTTCACCTGTGTCAAAGTCAAAGTAACTATCTGATTCGTAATGAACTGCACCCTTCCAATTCTTTTCTCTTTTACCAGCAACAGAGAAAGCAGAGCATGGTGGTGAACCATCAAGTATGTCGAGTTCACCTTCTTTTAGATTCGCTACTTCAAGAAAATCTTTCCCATTAAGTTTTTTAATATCACCAGGTATGATTTTTGTGTCTGGAAAATTTGTAGAATAAGTTTTTATTGCTTCTTCAACAAACTCGTTGATAGCAATGACTTTACCACCAGCCAAACGATAACCCGTAGAACTACCACCGCCGCCAGCAAATGTGCTAACAACGGTAAACAATTCACGTGCGGAAGATTTTCTTACATCTTCAATCAAATAGTGTTCGTATTTCGCCACGATCTTTCCAATCTCTATAAACGTCTAACATTCGATTTCGTCTTTTGTAATTTATTTCATTACATTCTAGCAGGCTTT